GGTTCGTTTGTTACAGCACTGCTAGCAGTACGGTGGATCAACCTAAGTTCAGATTGGTGTTTCCTTTGCGAACACGAGTGGGAAGAGAGTCAATCAGACACTTCTGGTATGCACTCAACAGAGAACTTGGAGAGCTTGGAGATGCTCAAACTAAAGACTTATCACGCATGTACTATATCCCTGCGAAATATTCTGGCGCTTTCAACTTTATTTTCAGTCATGATGGCGATACAATTGATGTTTATGATCTTCTAGGAAAACACCCTTATGCCGAAAAAGCCAACCTCAATAACTTCTTCGACCGACTCCCAGACGAACTCCAAAAACAAATCATCGAACACAGAAAAGGACAAATGGATAACACTAACGTGGTGTGGTCGTCCTATCGTGACTGTCCCTTTTTCCCTCGTAAGCTCGAAGCGGAATACAGACTCATAAACAATACCGGTTGGTATCATAAAATGTATCAAATAATGGTTGCCGTTGCCGGTAATGCCATTAAAAACCAATATCCAATTACAGCCAATGAAATATCAAAATTGTGTAGAGAATTGGATACCGAAACCGGTAACTGGTATAAAAATAGACCATTAGACAAAGAGGCAGATCGTGCCCTGGAATACGTCTACAAAAATATGTAATAAAACGAAATTAGTTGTTTACATATGCATTTTTGTATGATATAATAGTATTATAATCAACCTATAACGCATTTACGGACAAAAGTTAGGTTAGCCGGCCGAGTTGTAAATGAGTTAAAAATTACTAAGGAGTAAATTATGACTATTAAACTACTTAAATTCACAAAAAAGACAATGTCTATCCTTGAGTGGTATACCGAGGATAGTATAAAAACTGATTGTAATCCAATTGGTCAGAGACTTTCTCGAGATGTACCATTTGAATTTATTACTAAAGATTCCAAATCAAAATCTCAAGGAATTGTAGAAGCCATTCTTTTTAGTGGTATTGATATTGGTACCATCATTATTCATAAACCAACACCTTTATACCCATCTGCATATGAATATGAAAGTATTGATGGTGGTCATCGCAAAAGAGCCATAATTGCCTTTATGCGAAATGAGTTTATGTTAAGCGATGAGAGATATTATAAAGATCTTTCTGATAGTGAAAGAAAATATTTCCAGAGTTATGAGTTATCATTTACCATATACACAGATTTGGAACCAGCTGATGTTGGGTTCATATTTAGAACTTGTAATAATACTACACCGGTAAATCATATGGAGATGCTTAATTCATATGGTAGCATCCCTATTGCTAATTTTATCAGAGAAACTGTCCGCGAGGTTCCAGCTCATTGGGATACATCATATAATCTAAACCCCTTATTTGAATTAAATAAGAAAGGTAATTATATCAATCTATCAATTGATAATAAGGGACTAAAAGTAGATGAACAATTTGCAAGACATGTTTGCCTTTATTGGAAAAACGAAGGTTTGGGTGCAACAACAAATAAAGATCTACAAAAGATGTATCAGAATAATCCATTATCAGATGAGGTTAACAAACTTGAAAAGCAATTGAAACCAAGTTTAGATTTTATCCATAAAATGGTTAAATGTCATAAAAGATATAATGGTAATGCGTTACCAAAAAGAGAATATAATCTATTTGCTCGACTTTATCTTTATATGGAACAAACATATGGTAATTTTAGTATTCCAAATGATAATATTGAAAATCTTTGGAAAAAAGTTAATGGCTATATCAGAGAGATGAATAAAAATCCTAAGGATAGAAATAAACTTCTAAATGAGGTATCACCTTTTAATCAACAAAAGCTTGTTGCTGATCAGGCCCTTACATGTCTTACAGAATATGATTCTGAGGAACATGTACGATATACTTTAGATGTTCTTTTTGATCTTGGATTTAATCCTGAGAAATATATCCTTGTAAAGGATACAAAAAGAATGTTTTCACTTGAGGATCGACAAGCAAAACTGGCAGAACAAGGATACATTTGTGCCGTTGATGGTCAACCTCTTATAATGGATGATGCTCAAGGTGATCATATTGTTCCACACTCAATGGGTGGTAAAACCGAATATTCAAATTTGGCCATGATTAGAACTAAATGGAATCAACTTAAGGGTGCTCAGCCTGTCACATTGAATGATTTTAAGTTGCAAGTTGGATTTTGAAATTCGCTATATACTAAGACATTAAATTAAGGAGACGCAAATGAAAAATATCGCAATTATTGGACACGGCTATGTTGGTAAGGCCGTTGAATATGGATTCCAAACACAATGGGTGAAACAAACACTCATTGATCCAGCACTCTATGGCAACAGCCTAAACGATCTACGAGGTACACGAGTCGATGTTGCATTCGTTTGTGTACCTACACCTATGGGTGAGGATGGTTCTATTAACTCATCCATTGTAGAAAAAACTGTAAAAGATTTGTCTGCAATTACAACCGGGCTTATTGTTATTAAATCAACTGTTGTACCAAACGTTATTGACGAATTATCAAAGTCTAATCCACAGGTAATTTATAACCCAGAATTCCTTACAGAAAAGAATGCACTGGATGATTTTATTAATCCACCAATGCATGTGTTTGGTGGTGAAAAAGGTGCCACTGCAAAACTAGAAGAGATTTATAAGGAACACTCTCGGTGTAAACCGTGTCAAGCATATCATATGACTGCAATGGAAGCATCATTTGTAAAATATGGAATTAACTCGTTCCTTGCAACCAAAGTTCTATGGATGAATCAATTTCAAGATCTTTGTGATAGTTGGCATGCCAAATATAATGTTGTTGCTAATGCAATTGGTTCGGATGACAGAATTGGTCACAGTCACATGCAAGTGCCTGGTCCGGATGGTCGTAAAGGTTATGGTGGGGCATGTTTTCCCAAGGATACAAAAGCCTTTTCACATTTTGCCGAAGGTCAATTTACAGTCCTGGATGCAGTTATTGAAGAAAATAATGTATATCGAGGCATGTATGAGTTGGATGACCGAGAGAAAGAACAAAACGTTGTTTACATTTAACCTATAGTATGGTATAATATACTATATTATTTGGAGGAATATATGGCTAAAATTGCAATTACAGGTCTAGCCGGCTTTATCGGCTCGACACTAGCTCATAAATTACATGCCGATGGTCATCATATTATTGGCTTTGACAATTATAATGATTATTATGATCCTGCACTTAAAAAAGCTCGTGCGGCAAAACTAATTGATGATTGTGGTATTATTGTTGAAAAAGTTGATTTAAGAGACGCCGATGATCTAAAAGATTGGATGTATTATAAACGACCAGACATTGTAATGCACTTGGCCGCATATGCTGGTGTTCGCCATTCAATGGTGGAACCAGGTAATTATGTTGAAAATAATATTGTTGGTACACATAACTTAATTGAAGCATGCCATCATGCCGATATAAAAAAAGTAGTATATGCATCAACATCATGTGTCATGGCCGGTAACACTTTACCATGGACCGAAGATGAAAAGCTTGGTTATCAACTCAACCCTTATGGTTATTCCAAAGCTACTAATGAATCACAGTTTATGGCATCGACAATACCATCAACTGTTGGTCTAAGATTCTTTACAGTGTACGGTCCATGGGGCCGGCCTGATATGGCATTATTTGATTTTACCAAAAATATTATTGCCGGCAATGAAATTAAATTATTTAATTACGGTGATATGGTTAGAGATTTTACATATGTTGATGATATTGTTCAAGGTATTAGTATTATACTAGAAAAAACATTATCCGATGATTATGTAAAACAGATATATAATATTGGTAATGGGAAACAGGTTCAACTTATGGACTTTGTGGATAATATCGAAAAACAACTTGGTCGTACAGCAAAGAAAAAACTTGTACCAAAACATCCGGCAGACACTCAGGCAACATGGTCCGATTGTACTAAACTTAGTGCATTAGGTTATATGCCACAAATTTCCATTGAGGAAGGTGTTGAAAAATTTGTCAGTTGGTACAAATCATATTATGAGGTAAATTAATGATTGTAGCACTTACAGCATCAACCTTTGATTTATTACATGCAGGTCATATTGCAATGTTAAGAGAAGCCAAGGCACAGTGTGATCATCTTATCTGTGCACTACAAGTAGATCCATCTATTGACCGACCAGAAAAAAATTCTCCAGTACAAACTATTGTGGAAAGACATGCTCAATTATCTGCAGTAAGTTTTGTAGATGAGATTATTCCATATTGTACTGAGAATGATTTACTAGATATTTTAAACATGTATCCCATTAATATTAGAATACTAGGTGAAGAATATAGAGATAAAGACTTCACTGGTAAGGATGAGTGTCGCAAACGCGGCATTCAATTATATTTTAACAAACGTGAGCACAGATTTAGTTCTAGTGACTTACGTAAACGAGTTGCCTTAAAGGAAAAGGGGAAAGAAAATGTCTCAAGTACAAGAAAGACATGAAGATTTTATGAATCGTATGATGCGTGAAGAAGATGCTAAACGTGGAGTCAGTACTGAATATAATAATATGAGACTTACCAAGGAAATTGAGGAATTAAAAGATCGCATTAAACAACTTGAAACAGACATGGCATATAATACTTATGCTACAAGCCCTGAAGAACAACGAATATATGATTTAAGGAGACAACCATAAAATGTCAATTATGGATAAATTAAAAAAGAACTCTAAGTTAAAAGCTACAGAAGTTCTTTCTGAATCCAAATTTTTTAATGAAAAGGATATGGTAGCCACAGATGTGCCTATGGTTAATGTTGCACTATCTGGTTCCACCGAAGGTGGTCTTGCGCCAGGACTCACAGTCCTGGCCGGGCCATCAAAACATTTTAAAACATCATTTGCTCTTTTAATGGCAAGTGCTTATATGAAAAAATACAAAGATGCAGTAATGCTTTTTTATGATTCAGAATTTGGATCACCACAAGCATACTTTGAACAATTCGAAGTAGATACATCTCGGGTATTGCATACGCCAATTACAAATGTAGAAGAACTTAAATTTGATCTCATTGGTCAATTGGAAGGATTGGATCGTAAGGATAAAGTTATTATTGTTATTGATTCAATTGGTAATCTTGCATCCAAAAAAGAGATGGAAGATGCCATTAATGAAAAATCCGTAGCAGATATGTCTCGTGCAAAAGCACTTAAAGGTTTATTCCGTATGACTACACCATATCTTGCCATGAAGGATATTCCATTACTTGCAGTCAATCACACATATCAAGAGATTGGTTTGTTTCCTAAGGCTATTGTGTCTGGTGGTACAGGCATTTATTATTCTGCAGATCAAATTTGGATCCTTGGTCGTAGACAAAACAAAAAAGGTACCGAGGTTACCGGATATGATTTTGTAATTAATGTAGAAAAATCACGATATGTAAAAGAAAAATCAAAGATTCCAATTACTGTATCCTGGGAAGGCGGCGTGGAAAAATACTCTGGCCTTTTGGATGTTGCAATGGTTGGTGGTTATGCACGGAAACCTAGTAATGGTTGGTATGAAGCTATTGATCCTGCAACTGGTGAAGTACTTACCGGTAAAACACGTGAGGCTGGAACACTTGAAGAAGATTTTTGGGCCCCAGTATTTAATCAAACAGACTTTAAAGAATATATTAAAAAGGCATATACAATTGGACATAAGTCAGAAATTGATATGGATGCATTAGTAGATGAAGCATAAGGAAAATGAAACATATCAACTTGTACCGGGTGGTGATCATGAAGATGCTTGGCATGTTAGGATTTTAAAAGGTGAATTTACCGAAACTGTAATACAATATGGTAAGGTAAGCGTAAATGAGAAGGAAGGTCATATGACGTTTGATTTTACAGTTATAAGTAGTCCGGATAAAACTGTAATATCTGATAATGTAGATCTGCAACTATGTGCTGGTGATATCCTTCATGAATGCCTTAGAGTTGGTATCGAAGAGGGTTCGGTGGGTCTAAGAGAAAGAGATAAAAAATGAAAATTTTAATTTGTGGATTACCGGGCAGTGGTAAAAGTACATTGGCAAAACCCTTTGCAGAACTAATTGGTGCCGTATGGATTAATGCTGATCATATTCGCGAAAGATATAATGATTGGGATTTTAGTCCAGAAGGAAGAATTAGACAGGCAAATAGAATGAAACACCTAAGTGATGGTGTTGTTATGGCTGGTAAAATTGCAGTGGCAGATTTTGTTGCACCCACTGATAAAGCAAGGTCAGAGTTTGATGCTGACTATACCGTGTGGATGGACACAATTAAGAAAGGTAGGTTCGAGGATACAAATGCCATGTTTGAGCCGCCTAAGAATATTGATTATCATGTAAATAATTGGTTTGAAGATACACATCAACAACTCAGTGAAGTTGTACAAAATTATATGAAAAGGAATAATAATGAAGTTTAACCCTTTAAACCCAACGGTACAAATGCTTGGTCGTTGGCAACCATGGCATGATGGTCACACTGAATTATTTAAACGCTGTTATGCCATGACCGGTCAGGTTGCTATTATGATTCGACAGGTACCCGAGAAACGGGAAGCAAATTCCAGAGTACCTGGACAAGATGATAACCCATTTGATCTTGAAACAGTCAAAGAAAATATTTCTGCAGAATTATTCATGCATGGGTTTACAATTGATGAAGATTATGTTATAATGGTAGTACCAAATATCGTGGATATATCGTATGGGCGCGGTGTTGGGTATACATTTACAGAACATGATCTGGGTGATGCCGTCCATAGTATTTCAGCTACCAAGATCCGAGAGAAAATGAGAGCAGAGGGAACCCTTGCAGACAAATCTTGAACAGGTAATTCTTCGTAATTTATTAACAGATGAAAATTATATGCGAAAGGTTTTACCTTTTGTAAAACCTGATTACTTTGAGGGTGTATATAGAATACTCTTTAAAGAAGCTGGCATCTTTGTTGGCAAGTATAATAAGTTACCAACTATTGAATCATTTAAAATTGAGTTGGATCAAACCGAAAAATTAAGTGGTGAGCAATATACAGTTGCAGTTGATTTATTACCTACATTATTTGCCAAAGAAGAAAATGACTCAGAATGGTTACTTGACAGTACAGAAAAGTGGTGCCAAGATAGAGCAATATATAATGCAATTATGGAATCTATTTCCATTATTGATGGTAAACACGAGTCATTAACCAAGGGTGCTTTACCTGATCTATTGTCGAAGGCACTTGGTGTTGCCTTTGATACAAATGTGGGTCATGACTATATTGAAAATTTCGAGGAAAGATATGAATTTTATCACACCGAAGAAGATCGTATCCCATTTGATCTCGAGTACTTTAACAAAATTACAAAGGGTGGTGTACCACGTAAAACACTTAACATTGCCCTTGCAGGTACTGGCGTTGGCAAGTCTTTATTCATGTGTCATGTTGCTAGTGGCGCTCTTGTAGAAGGTAGAAATGTTCTTTACATTACTATGGAAATGGCAGAAGAACGTATTGCGGAACGTATTGATGCTAATTTGTTAAACACACCAATTGATCAACTTCAAAATTTATCTAAGGATATGTTTAGGACCAAGATTGAGGATCTTACACGTAAAACAACCGGTAAGTTAATTGTAAAAGAATACCCTACCGGTTCTGCTCATTCTGGTCACTTCCGCGCACTATTAAATGAGTTAAAACTAAAAAGACAATTTGAACCAGATATTATCTTTATTGATTATTTAAATATCTGTTCTTCTTCTCGAATGAAAGCTATGGGAGGATCGATCAATTCTTATACATACATTAAGGCGATTGCTGAGGAACTTAGAGGACTGGCGGTGGAGTTTAATGTACCGATTTTCTCGGCGACTCAAACGACGCGGTCGGGCTATGGCAATTCGGATGTCGGTTTGGAAGATACATCTGAGTCTTTCGGTTTACCAGCTACGGCGGATCTCATGTTCGCTCTTATATCAACTGAAGAACTTGAAAAACTTGGTCAAATGATGGTTAAACAATTAAAGAATAGATACAATGATCCAACATCAAATAAAAGATTTGTTATTGGTGTTGATAGATCTAAAATGAGATTATATGATGTTGATGAAACAGAACAAAATCTTATGTCAGATGACACACCAGTCTTTGATAAGTCCGCATCTGGTGATAGAATTAACTCAGAAAAATTTAAAGAGTTTCGTGTATAAGGAAGACGAAAATGAACTATAAAGGACCTGGAATTAGTACCTATTGGGGTGATAATGAATATGCAGATCGTAAGGCAATTGTTATGAAAAATAATGAAGGATTCTATGTAGAATTTTATAAGGGTGATAATATCGTTGAGCGAAGAACAGTGTATGAACATAGTGAACGATATGCTGAAGATACTGCAGAGAATTTTGTAATGGGAATTATTTAATGACAGTAAAACTAATTAGTTATTCAAAGGGAGAGAAAGATGAAAGTCTCCAGGACATCATTGCCTATACGGCCCGTGTCTCGAATCCATCCAACCAAGGGAACACCGAAACGTCAGAAAGACTATTACGATATCTCATTAGGGAAAAACACTGGTCACCATTTGAAATGGTTAGCGCTTGCTTGGAAGTAACTACAACTCGTGATATTGCAAGACAGCTGCTGAGGCATAGGTCATTCTCTTTTCAAGAGTTTTCTCAGAGGTATGCAGATCCAACTGTAGATTTAGATTTTAAATTTAAAGATGCTCGACTTCAAGACACAAAGAATAGACAGAATAGTTTGGATGTAAATGATCCTAACTTACAACTCGAATGGTTACAATCACAGGCAGAGGTAGTAAATGCAGCAAAGAAATCATATTATTGGGCAATCGAAAATGGTATCGCTAAAGAACAGGCTCGTGCAGTTTTACCGGAAGGTATCATGGAATCTAGATTGTATGTTAACGGTACCATTAGGTCCTGGATCCACTATGTCGACCTACGCTCTGGGCATGGAACACAAAAAGAACACATCGAATTAGCTCGAGCCTGTGCAACAGCACTCGAACCTATCTTTCCTATGATTAAAGAGTTTTGCCATTAAATATCTAATCTTAATATTATGTTTGTTATCTTCTACAGTATACGCTGAAGGGAGAACATATACTGGTAGTGAAGATAAAACCCATTGTACTTTGTGGAATATAAACCCTTTACGATGGCCACAGACAATATTAGGCCTAGATCCTATGGAGTGTAGACGTAAGGCAGTTCCACCAACTACCACTAATACAATTAACTGTAGGTTAAAACGACAATATATTGATTCTGAAACAGATGAACGTATGTGTATATACGAAAGAGGCGCAACAGGGCAAGGTGATCTTACAGTAGCTATGGATAAGTATTTTCATTGCCCTAGAACTCAAATGTGTACACAAAGCCCTGGGTCTGACACAACATTAGATTAAAAACTATTTTACTACTGGTTGTTTTTATTAAATAAAAATGTGCGTTTTTTTGTTTACAAACCTCTTTTTATATGATATAATAGTATCATAATCAAAAAGGAAGAGGAGCCTTACATGTCTAAATCAATCTCAAATGCCGCTTTTAAGCGTATGGTTAAATCTGCTTCTGCGGAAAAGCGTCAGGAAATTCTTGAGCGCCAACTCAGAGTTCTTCCACATTTTATCATGGAAGAAGTTGCTCGTATTCCTCAGTTACCTAAATCACCCAAAGTGATTAAGGATTTGGAATCACGGCTTAAATTGGTCCAAATGCTTTGGACCGAGGAATTAATTGCGAGGCATGCATAATGTCAATTAAAAATAATCCTTCATACAAATATGGTGAGTTAAAAGTTGCAGCTGAGGCTGTTGCCCATGCAATTTTAAGCTTTAAGAATGATATGGTTCTTTCCGAATTCGAAGAAGAGTTTTTGGAAATGCGCGCACAATCTCTTTTAAATTTAATTGATGAGCAGGAATCCAGATGAAACGTTATGTTTTTATTGCCGCCATGGCAACTGCATTTCTTGGTGGATTAGTTACCGGTAAATCAGCCTTTGGTGCTGCAGCAA